AAAGCTTAAAAGTATTTGAAGAAGATTTAAAGGTAGCCGATAGAAAGATCCCCACCGAAGAACGATGCAGATTTCCAACTTGCGGTGGTGAAGTGAAACAGATAATTGTTAAGGCTTCAGGTTTTGCTTATGACAATATTCGAACTAAACATTCTAAGAAAGAGCCTGGTTGGTATAGTGATAAAATCAAAGATATGAAAAGAAATATCCCAGGCAATACATTATGAAAAAATTTGTACACTTAGCCAATAGACCTGAATTGTCTTTTGGTATGAGGACTGAAAATATTAACGGAAAGAGGCACTATGCAACTCCATCCGGTGAACTATATCCATCAATCACAACTATCCTTAGTGAGTTCTCCAAAGCTTCAATACAGGCTTGGCGAAAGCGGGTTGGAGAAACCGAAGCGAACAAAATCTCTGGTAAAGCTTCCCGTAGAGGAACAAGCGTACATTCTGTCTGTGAATCCTATATCAAAAACGAAGACGGATTTCTTGACGGACAAACGCCCAACATTGTTGAACTATTCAAAACGATTGAACCGTTCCTTGAAAGAGTCGATAACATTCACGGAGTTGAGTTAGCATTATACTCAGATCATTTTGGTGTCGCAGGTAGAACAGACTTGATTGCTGAGTTCGATGGTGTACTATCGGTAATAGATTACAAGACTAGTAACAGAACCAAGAAGAAAGAATGGTGTGAAAGTTATTTTGCTCAAGGTGCTTTTTATGGAATAGCATACGAAGAACTTACGAAGATACCAGTTTCACAAGTAGTAATAGTGATTGCTGTTGATAATGAACACCCCCAATTGTTTGTAGAGAAACGAGATGATTGGGTTGATAAAATATGGGAAGCCAAGAAATTGTATGAACTAAATAATATTGATACTGTTGACATATCTAGATAACAGTTAAGACATCGGTGCGATTCCGATCAGCTCCACCAAAGGAAGTTATGGAAAAGAAATTAATGTGGCTCGCAATAGTTATAATACTCGCATTGGGTATTACTTATGCCACACTTTTTTTTGGATATGACTTTCATTGATGGGGCTGAAATAGATTTCGATTGATTGTGAAGGTAGATATAGAGGTATTCGGTAGAGGCACCACCGTAACGGTCCATCAAACTAATCGCAAACAATGACGATTATACTGCATACTCTTACGCACTCGCTGCGTAGATTATAGCCGAGTTAGAGGGTAGTCCTCCGGCCAGTCGCTTGGGAACAGAAGAACTGGCCACCACACACATAACACACACAGAAAGGAACAATATGGCTAATCCATATGAACTAAGATTTAGACTTTTGGAAATGGCACAGGGCTATCTCCAAGACCGAAAGCAGGAAAAACAAGAGTTTGCTTACCAAGCCTGGGATCTTGCAAAAGAAAATGGTAAAGCAAATATGGAGTTTTGGAATAAACTCCGGCCTGATTCATATTCCATTGAGGATATTAAGAAGACGGCAAACGAACTCTACGAATTTGTAGAGAAGCAATAATAACTCTAGGTGGGGTCAATTAAAAATATGTCAGAATATAAAGGCGGATACAGAACAGAAGTAGCAAGGTTTGAAAAAGCGCTATACGAAAGAAAAGACTACGAAGAATATTTGAAGGCATTTGATTTAATGGCTTTAAAAGGTAGAGTAGATAGGGGAGAACCCAATCCAATTGACCCCACTTATGGTGGAATAGGATATGAATATTTCTATCCAGATACTATAGATTTGGGAAGAGTTAAAGTAACACTTGATAATAACGAATGGAATTTTGAATGGGAGAATAATCGTGGCTGAATATAAAAATGACAACCCTTGCGAATTTGTTTACCACATAACAGCAATAGAGAAAGTTGTAGATGGAGATACTGTTGATGCAGTTATTGATTTGGGTTTCGATGTTCGGTATTGCGGAAGGATCCGCTTGTTGGGAATTGATACCCCTGAATCACGAACAAGAGATTTGGAAGAGAAATTTTATGGGAAACTCGCATCAGCCGCCCTTAAATCATGGTTACATTGGGCGATCATGTCGGACAGGGATGACATTGAAATTCAATTACGATGCCCAGAAAAAGACAGTAGAGGTAAATTCGGAAGAGTTCTTGGAGAACTCTGGATCAACTGTACCGAAGATGGACAAGAATTTTCAGGTTGGACCAATGTAAACAGATGGATGTGTGAACACGGTTATGCAGTTGGATATCATGGTCAAAACAAAGATGATGTTGAAGCCATACACATGGAAAATAGAAAACTCCTTGAAGAACAACAAGGAATTAAATATGAAGCATATAGTTAAGGAGAAACATAATGAATGATAAAACCTTAGAAGACCAATCAACAGCAATCGAGACACGAAAAAGGTTGAGATTTTACGCCAGATTCTTTTTAAGTGGCGTAGTATTTCTTGTATTTTTTTGTTTACTTTATGTGCTATTCTATGGTGAACTAGTTACTGATACTTATCGGGATATCGTAAATATTTTGATTGGTACGTATGTCGCGGCATTAATGAAGGTCGTAAATTACTGGTTCACAGAAAAAGATGATTCAGAACATCAAGAGCAACAAGACCTAAACACTAACGGAAATGGTGCTGGTAATGGAGACATCGGTAGAGTGACTGTCGATTATAATGGTCCTGACGCAGCATAATGGCGAGTATTAAAATGAATAACTCTATTAGATTTCAGGGAAGCATTGAAGAATTGGTTCAGAAAACCAAGATGACTTACATAGACGCTATTATGTTTTACTGTGAAGAAAATAAATTAGAACCAGAAACCGCCGGTAAAATGGTCGGCGGAAAATTGAAACAAAATGTACAAGAAGAGGCCGAAGACCTTCATCTTATTCCGAAGACTTCAAAACTTCCAATATGAAAGGAGGTACTTGACAAATGAAATAAATATGTTATAATAAGATATAATGATTAAGTGAAATAAGTCGCAATACAATCAATACAACGCAATACGAAATATACGAAAGGAAACATATGTCGTTCGCAGATATGAAGAAAAAACGTGGAGATAAACTCCAATCCCTCCTAAAAGAAACCGCAAAAATAAATACCCCAGCACGAGGTCAAGGTGATGATGATCGCTTTTGGCGTCCAGAATTGGACAAGTCAGGCAACGGAATGGCCGTTGTTAGATTTCTTCCTGCACCTGAAAAGGAAGATCTACCCTGGGCACGTTCATGGAATCATGGATTTCAAGGACCAGGTGGATGGTACATTGAAAACTCTTTGACTACTCTTGGTCAGAAAGACCCAGTAAGTGAGTACAATTCTCAACTCTGGAATTCAGGTATCGAGGCAAACAAAGAGATCGCCCGTAAACAGAAACGTAGGCTTACCTATGTCTCTAATGTTTACGTTCTCAAAGACCCAGCAAATCCTCAGAACGAAAATCAAGTTCGCCTGTACAAGTATGGGAAGAAAATTTGGGACAAGCTTAATGATAAGATGAATCCTGAATTCGAAGATGAAACTCCAGTCAATCCGTTTGACCTATGGGAAGGTGCGAATTTCAAAATAAAGATTCGTAAGATTGATGGTTTTTCGAATTACGATAAGTCAGAGTTTGAGGCCGCCACTCCACTCAATGGGGAAGATTCTAAGATGGAAGAAGTCTGGAAAACAGAACATTCTTTGTCGGAATTTACTGATCCGAAAAACTTTAAGTCCTACGGTGAACTGAAAGAAAAGTTGGAACGTGTTCTTGGTCTATCAACTTCTCCTGAAAATATTCCTCCAGCATTCTCTCTTCCAAAGGATAATACAGAGGATGTTCCGTTTGATGGTGGAAAAGCCTTCACACCGGCCGAAGCGGTTGCTTCATCGGTAACTGCGGAATCAGAAAGTACGGAAGAATATGCGTATTTCTCTAAATTGGCTGAAGGTAACTAATGTCGGAAAATAACAGCAATAGTTTGTATGGATTTCTATTCTGTACGCTGTTAGTAATATGGGTGGCATCATCTTGGGGAACTCCCGATTTGATTGACGCCCTTATTTACTATCTTTCAGATGGTTATTTTATACA